CTGTTCTTTTTTACCGCTATTTATAGCTTGTAACTCGGCTTGATTATAATATACGTCCTTCATTATTTTTTTATTTTAAATGAAAACATATTTAAATAAATACTTAAAAGGCCCTGACCATCGTGAATTGATAAGTAACTTTGACTTTTACAAATATTTTGGCTCAACTCTCCCAATTATAAGAGCTACTGATATCCAAAAATATTCAATTGATATCTTTAACAACAAATTTAAGAGTATAATTATACTTATCGAGAATTCTGAAGGAAATCATTGGGTTCTCATGTCTAAAGTAAATAAATCAATTGAATTTTTTGATAGCTATGGATGCGACTACTCTTTTTATTTTGATAAAAGATTAGATATTCTTGGTAATTTAAAAGTCGTTTCAAATAAAATAAGGTATCAGGAGATGTCTGCTGAAATAAATACATGTGGTAAACATGTTTCATTCAGACTAATGGCATTAATCGAATACAAGATGGGTTTAAGAAAGTATCAGAAATTCATGAAATATCTAAAGGACTATTACAAGGGTAGTTATGATGATATAGTTTCAATTTTTGTAAGTCTCTAATAAAGAATTTTATTTATTATTTTTTCCTTTCAAATATAATCTTTATTGAGGCACTACCTCCGCTAGGTAAAAGTAGAGGGAAATAATCGCCATTTGTTGATTTCCAAAATACTTCTATAGATGTCGTTGATATTGGTTGTGATGTGTAAAGGTTTATATATCTGTATTGGGCACTAGGGTTATAAATCAAATTGGGTTTATATGATTGCTGATTAACTGATATGTCGGTTATAGCCTTTATGTAATTTGAAACACCACTTCCAATAGGGAAGTTAACACCATTTAATGATACTAATGGTGGTGATATATTTGTAGGTACAACTGGTAATGTATTTGACGCAAACACAATACTTGCAACAGGTGACCAATTACTTATAGTAGAGTAGTTCTGTTTTAAGACAATCTTGCCATCAGTATTAAGATTGTAACCATTGTTACTCGATATACTTAACTTGTATACTCTACCAAAAGTTTCGCTAATAGATCCCCTATTTGCAGCCATACTAGTGAATAAAGCCCATAAAGGTCTATTCATAAACAATTCAATATTATCTGTATTATCAATATCGAATTCTACAGGACAAATTAAATCGGCACATAGCCTTGAAGTGTCCCAACCCATAAATGGGGCATCAACACCTGACAAAGAACCGTCGACTGCTTTAAGATCATTCATAGCTAATAAAAACGTTTTGTTTATTAATCGTATTAAATGCTGGTAATTTAGACAATAATAATAAGTAGTGTTACGATCTTGTCCAAATGGTGTTGATGAAGTTGGTGGGGGTTTTGTTACAGATGTGAATTCGGGTTCCCAAATTATTGGTCTTCGTATTATATTACTCCCTTTTTGTAAAGTAACTGATAAAATTGTCAAGTCAGGGTCATCTTGCTCCAATTCGATAGTAGGAATAAATACAGGAAGAAGAGTAGTATCTGTCTGGAATCTAGTAATCGATAATTTATATTCACTTGAATTGCTAATAATAGGTGTATTCCTAATATCCTCAAAAACAACTTGACGAGCTTCTGTCGTTGTAGATAATATAGACTTTGTCTGCAGATCATAATGAATATAATCTTCTTGTTGCATTATATTTTTTTAATTTTTAAAAAAAATTAAAATAATATATTACAATGTCTAAAATTAAACCAGAAACTGTTCAAGATTCGCGCATTGCAGATATCACGTCTGTACAGGCCTATGCTGTTCAAAGGGGAGCTGGACAAAATACTTATCAGTCTTTCCCGTCAGCATCATCATCTAATTCGTCGATTTCGTTTAATGTAAACCCTCCTAGTGAATCAGTTGTCATTGACCGCAACGCAATGGTTGAGACAGAAATTAGATTTGAAATTAGAATTTCGGAAGTACCAATTGGTGAAAAAGCTTTTCAGTATGCATCTACTGATGCTTTACAGGCTTTCCCATTTAATTCCTTGATTTCTAATGCATCTCTATCGCTCAATAATACAACGATCTCTCAGGACGTACAATCAACAAAAGATATGATATTGAAACAGATTTCTCAAAAAGATTTGTCAAGATATCAAGATACCTGTCCTGCCCTAGTAGATGCTACTCATAAATATTATGATACGGCTACTGCTAACTCAGTTCTAGGAGGATACGGCGTTACTTCTATTAATCCTGACTATACACCTAGAGGATGTCATCCTGTTTTAGCATACAGCGTTAGTAGATTTGTGGATGGTGCTTTTGTGAATAATTCAACTTTATCTACAGGTTTAAATAATTCATGGATTATAAATCTAACTGTTAAAACTACTGAGCCTGTTATGGTTAGTCCTTTTGTTTTCGGTAGATCTCCTGAAGGAAGTGAACAAGGTCTTTATGGAATCAATCAAATGAATTTAGTATTCAATATTGATAGTCAAATGAAAAGATTCTGGAGTACTATGAATGCTTGGAAGTATGAATTCGTTTTGGATAATACATTACCTTTTAAAAGTAATTTACTACTCAACTTCCTAACTCCTCAGGCTGATGATTGTGTACCCACACGTAACATGGTTCCTTATTTGGAATTTCCACGTTATATTACACCATCGGTTAATACTTCTTCATTCGTACCCGGTGCTACTCAGAATATTATATGTTCAAATATTCAATTAGCAAAAATTCCTGATTTGCTTCTTATCGCTGCAAGAAAACCTATTTCTTTACAAGGACCAACAGATAGTGCTTCTTTCTTACCAATTGTACAAACATCGATAAATTTCAATAATCAGTCTGGTCTTTTGGCATCAGCAAGTCACCAAGACTTGTACAAAATGTCTACTAGAAATGGTTGTAAACAAAATTGGTTAGAATATTCTGGGGATGCTTCTACTGTAAACATTTCAGCGGAAGACGGTAGACCTACTCCAACTTCGACGATCGGAGGTGTAATGGTAATTAATCCTGCATATGACCTATCACTTTTTACCGGTTATGCTAATGGAAGTGTCGGACAATTCGGATTACAAGTTAGTGTAACTGTTTTTAATAACAGTAGGGAAACTTTACAACCTGAAGTTGTAATCATTGCAGTATCTTCAGGTATTCTTACAACAGTTGCAGGAAATTCCCAAATACAAACTGGTTTGTTGGATAAACAAACAGTAATGACTGCAGCATCCGAAAAACATTCTAGTTCTTTACGTAGAATGGTTGGAGGAAGTCTAGCTTCAAAGATTGGTGCAGTTCTTCGTAATGTTCAACCAATTGCACGTGTGCTTAAAGAAGTATCTGGATCAGGAGTATCTTCTGCTGGAGGTGTAAGATCAGCTGGAGGTGAAAAATCAGCTGGTATGATGAATAAGCTTCAGAAATTTTGTTAAATATATAAATAACCTTAGCCTAATTTTTTATTATATCTACAGACCGTGTTTTATGAATTTTTGAAAAATGATTAAAACCTCTCAAATTTGCCCATCTATTTTGATCAATATTCTGAGATATATTTTTGACGATTCTGACGCCGATCGTTTCTGGAAGGCATTTGCACACGGTGCCAATAAATGCAGTTCAATATTGTACAGGGAGTTGGTGAAAATCGACGAACAAGAAGAAAGATACATTTACGATCCATTTGTAAGTGCAGCAATAGAATTCCCCCCAGAAAATTATATACAAAAATTTGATGCACGCGTTTGGTCTAAATTCGAAGACAGACCCCTTAATGAGGTTAATTATTACGCGTGTATAATTTTACAAAAAGTAAAATCGAATTTAGAAGGAATAGATCTTCATTGTCCACAAAATATATCGTCTCCAATTGAAGCTTCTTATCACAGAGAAGTGATGAAAAAATTAATGTGTGCTTTCTCATATTTGGAGGAGATAACCCAACCAGATAACTTTGACGCATTAAACATTTGTAACGATAGAAAAGGTTAGAATAGAATAAAAAAAATCTTTATTCATAATTTATTAAATAGTTTATTAAATAGTTAATAAACCATAATCATTTAGACACTAGTTTTGAACGAACTGTAACGTGTGAAACATGTACAGTCATACCAACTACAATCAGTTCATTTTCCTTACGCTGGATCCATGGACGAATCTCAAGAACAAAGTCATAGAAATGACCGAGACATAATTCATTGAATTGATCCAAACACATGTCATGCTCTTCCCCATCTAGATTGACTGCCATTGTCTCATTCTTTATAGGCCAAAGAGCCCAAATACGCGTACAAATCGCATCCTTGTAGTTGTCACTATCGTTGTCTCGTTTAGTCAATGGCCTAACCTCTAACTTTATATCATTACCCCAAAGTAATTTACAGGACTCCTCGATATAGTATTCCAAGGCATGTAGTTGGCGATGAGCTTCACCTTCACGACCAATGTCGATTGGGAAATTGATTTTTTGTCGAGAAAATTTGTCGGTCTCCTTTCTCAATAACGAATCTGCACGCATGGAAACATCGAGAATATTAATTCTTAGGGGTTCACGGATCCATGGTGAAATCTTTCGGTTAAAGAAGATTCTACCAAAAGACTGTCCTTCATTGTCGAATGTTAGGAAAGACGGGCTAACAATCATTTTTGACGACCAGTCAATCAATTCCCTTTTGCTATTGTCAATTCTTCTTGTTACACCACCGATTGTTAGTACCGACCGATGTGAAATAGTAACCGGTT